TTTTTATCCGATTGCGGATCAAGTGGGTGTGGCATATTAGTAGCACCAAAGAAATGCACCAATGAATCTTCATCGGGCAAATCAATGTCACGTTTAGGAAGCTTCCTTATGGGGTCAGCAGGGATCTGATCCTTTTTGTCCACATAAGGATTTTCCTCAGTCAAATACTCTGAGGGAATTTTTTTACCCTCAAGAGCATTCTTAGCAACTGTGTATTGTTCCTCTTTGTTTTTACCAACGAGGTCCAATGAAACATTTACTTTGTCGTAAACAAACTGAGCTAGTTCTTTTGCTGTCGGCAGATCTGCCTTGAGCGAGTCAATATCATACGTTGCCATGTTATTCCTATAAATTAAAGAGCGTAATTCTTGCTTGTGTTGCTAGGCTTAGTGAACTTGCCACTATTCTTAACATTGTTAGTGTGTTGTGAAGACACTGTGTTAACTGTGTAAGCGTTGTTTACTGCTTTAGCAACTTGATCACGTCTGCCATTTTCAGCGGCATGATCAACTAGTTTGTCATTGATGCCTTTGGTTAGGCCCTTGCGCATTTGTGCGCCACCATTGATTACTGTTCCGTAGGACATAATGATCTCACTTTAAATAGTTTGTACGATCTGCGTTCATATAGCCAGTGTTTTTAGCACGGCCATCATAATCGCAATGAGTAACAACCATAACTTTTTGACCACGGCCAGAAGTTACAGAGCCACCAGTTTTAGGTGCGCCTTGGTTGCCAGTAGCTTGCTTTAAGCCACCGCTGCCACCAACAACGGCAGTAACGCCCAGAGGACCTGCCATGCCAGGAACGTGCTTTGATTGATTACCTTTACGATTGGGGGCTTGAGCCATCAATGTAGGGGCATTGTTGCCAGATGTATATCCACTCATTTTGAACCTTTACGTTTGTTTTCCGCATCCCGTTTCATTTGGTAAGCAATTGCCACGGCCTGTTTCTGCGGTTTACCCGCTTTCATTTCGGTCTTGACGTTAGAGGAAAAAGCTTTGGGACTTTTTGACTTTTTCAAGGGCATATATTACACCTTTCTTAGAGATTCCATAAACTCATTTAACGCATCTTCTGCGTCACCTTCATCTTCCCTAGTGACATTCTGAATGTGTTCTACGGAAATGATCGGGGCACGGCTAGATTCAAACGGGGCCAGTTTATCAGCAATTTTGGCTTTGTCTTTAATGTCTAGCTCATCTGACTGCATGGCATCAATCAAGACTTCCATAGCAGTTTTAAGGGGTGGCAGTCCACGGGAAGTGCGCTCATCGTTCAGTTTATTAAACAAAGCTCCGTACTCGGTAACCTTGTTAACTATGGATTTTGGCCGACCAGCCTTTACTTGTGATCTTGGAGTAAAAGCGGTCATGTCAAACTCATCCACGACAGGGACAGTCTCAATAGCTTCTTTAGGTTCAATCTTGCCTGTAGCTAGTTTCATGGCTTTCTTCTCGGCTCGCCTGGCTTTGGCGTAGTCTCTCGCCCTCTGCTTAATTTCTTCAGAAGTGACTGTAGAGCCTTCGGGTCTTATTTCGTTAAACATTCAATACCCTTTTCAGTTCTAATCCAAGCATATGAGCCATTCACAGTAAAGCCACGTTTCTTGTGGATCTTCATAAACCCATCATGCTCGGCACGAATAGAAGTGGAACATACCACGGGTATATCCCATCGGTTTGCCCACAGTATATGTTGGTCAATCATCTCATTAATTAAACGGACACGCAAGCGAGGGCTTAAAGAAAGGTCAACATGGTGGAACTTGGCATTGCTAATTTCTTCATTTGAATAAGTAGTATATCCACCCCTATCAAACCAACAGTACGCAAGTAGCGTATCTTCGGCAGCGTCACCAATAAAGGTTCTTACTAGCTTGTCCCCACGGCACACAGCAATAAACTCTTTGTTCTTGTCAAACAATTGCACAGTGGTAGCAACAGTAACGTGCCTACGAAACACCGCCTTGTCCCTGGTAAGTATGCCATCAGCTTCAGACCCAAAGACTGAGTCAGCCATACTCACAATATCGTCCACATCATGCAGTGGGTGTGCCAATGTCCATTCCATGCTATTCCTATGTTAGCGCAGGGATTCCACCTACCCCACTTCGCTTTAATGTCTGCGTGTCCAAGACAACCGTATTGTAATCACCCAAAAAAGTTTTAAGTAAAAATTTTTATACAGGAAAAGATATACATACTTATCCACAGGCAACACACATCTTATTGTCTAGCAATAGGTAAAAACCCTAATAGAATGATTACGGGGCCATCATCCAGCCCTTGGGAAGGCAGGTAGCTTACCGACCCAGATAAACGTACTGAATCCATCAGTCTCTCTAGTAGGAAACGAACGGGAACATACAGGTGGAGCCTCTCAGAGGTCAAGTTAGATAAACAAGGTGCTACTTCTTCAACGAAGAAAAAACAGTGGATGCCATAGTTCGTCCACAGTTAACCATCAAGCAGTCCATCTCCCTATAACAACTAGCAAGCAGTCTATGTTGTTTTCCCACCACAGGAAAAAGTTTATGAAAAATTTTGGGAATGGGTGAGTGGGCCCCCCCTTTTTACAGGGTTTCCAGTGCTACCCCCTCCACTATATACAGCCAGAATAAGTGCAGGGGTTCCAGATGCGAATCATTCGCAACTAGGGGCGATGGTAATGAGAATCATTCTCATTTAGAACGGCTCGAAGGGGCTCAGAAAATCCCAGCAAGGGGCAGCTATCACCCTAAACCCCAATTACAAGGTCAGATATTAGGCAAACCCGAAGCAAAGCCCCGTGAATGCTAGCGTTATGCTTGCAAGCTGGGTTCAATTACTTATGACATTTACTTATGTAATGGCCTAATGATTAGGTGGCCAAAAGGTTTAAATGATTGGGGCTTGAATTGCTAGGTTTATTCAAGTGTGATTGACTACCAACTTAAATAATGAATACTATAGTGCCAAGGGTAAACCCTTATAGGGTTTTGGAGGGGTCAATAGAATCAACAACTTGCGAGAGTTGGCACGATTCTATTATGCTATATATGTGAAGGGGTAGATTTTTAGCCCTTCATTTCTTAACCTAAGTCCGAAAGTAAACAATGACCGATTCTCAAGCCCTTTTAATTTGCCGTCACATTCAAGCCGCCAATTATGGAAGCTTTGTCAGCGCATTGTCTTGCGCCTATCTATTGGCTGATTCTGATAACCGCCTGAAGCTTCTAGGGGCCTTCTCAGATCTTTTTAGCCGCATTGAAGCCGATATGATCGCTTATGCTGAATTCACGGCTCAAGCCGTTTAAACCCTTTTTTTAACCTAGTCCGAAAGTAATATCATGAACACTCAAGTAAACCCCGTTTTCTCTTCTATTCTCTCCGCTATTGGCGGCCCTTCCACTGACCTAGTGCAAGCCGTTGATCAATTGGGCGCATTAGACGCACAAATTAAGGCCCTTACAAAGCAAGCCGATACTCTTAAGGCTCAGATTAAGTCGCAAGGTCCTGAGCGTTATCTTGGCGCAGAATATAGCGCCCTAGTGTTTGAATCAGAGGGTCGCACAATCACCGATTGGAAGGCCATTGCTGAGAAATTTAACCCTTCTCGCCAACTTATTACGGCTCACACTGAAACCGGCTTGCCCGTGCGTTCTATCAAGCTTGCCAAAATCTAAGGGGATAACCATGGATAAAAATACTATTTATGACATTCTCGCAGCCGTGGCCGTTGGCCTAATGCTGGCCTTTTTTCTCACAATTAGGGGTTAAGGGCTCAAGGTGAAGCGGCTCACAATGGGCCGTTTTTCCGTGGGCCTTCCACGTTTTTAGTCCGAAAGTAATTAAATGATCAAAATCTCTCAAACTTCAAAATTGAATGCTCGCTCATGGTCGTTGCAAGCCCTTGATACTTGTCCTGGTTCATGGGCTTCGCCTGGTGTTCTGGTCGATGCATGCAAGGGCTGCTATGCAACAACGGGAAATTATAATTATCCTAATGTGAAGGCCCCTAGAATCTCAAACAGAGAAGATTGGCAACGGCTCGAATGGGTAAACGACATGGTTCAAGAATTAGATTCTGACCGATATTTTCGTTGGTTTGATTCTGGGGACGTTTTTACCCTCGGCTTAGCCGAAAAGATTCTTGAAGTAATGATACAAACCCCATGGGTGAATCATTGGCTGCCAACCAGAATGCACAAATTCCCGAAGTTTGCCCACGTTTTCGCACAAATGGAAAGTTTGCCCAATGTAAAGGTCAGATTTTCCAGCGATTCTATTCAAGGTGAATACATTGAAGGCCTTCACGGCTCGGTAATTGGCCCTGATGCGGCAACATTTCAGGCCCGTGAAGGGGTTCAATTATGTGAAGCATACAAACACAATGGAAATTGCAACGGCTGCCGTGCGTGCTGGGATAAAAACGTCCCATTGATTGCATATCCGGCTCACGGGGTGAAAATGGCACGGGTTATTAAGCTCAAGCAAATTTAAAGGCCCTTCGGGGCTTTTTTTTGTTCTTTAGATAGGCTGGCCTAGGGCTGGCCGTTTTTGATCTTATGCGATCGGGTTTCATTGTGGCCGTTTGTTGGCCATTGTGAGCCGTGGCCGTTTGCTGGGTGAATGGATCAAGCCGTTGATATCTGGCCATTGTGGGCCGTTTGTGGCCGCTGGCCGTGACATTGTGGCCGTGAAGGGGTGATTGTAGGCGCACGGCCTAGGCGGTAGCGTGATATTTTGCTAATAAAAACAAGGGTTTACAGTGTTTTTTTAATGAAATAGATTATATGAGATTATATTTACCCATTAACTTTTTGATTATCTCGATTATGTGCCTGCCACTTTTTGATTATATCGATAATATTATGTCGATTATCTCGGTGCTTTTAAATTTCAAAAAGACCCCCCCCTCAAAAAGTTTTGGGTCCTTTTTTTTAGTCAGGGCTAATTATGGAAACCTTAGCAGATAAAGGGTCGAGTCAATCAATGCTTGAATTTCATCGGCAATGTTCTGTATCTCAGAATCTTGTGGCAAAACCTTGCGTTTTTCTTCAAAGTATTCTGACAGATCACTTAACTCACGTTTACCTGTCTTTTCAGGTGGGTAATAGTCCACAGGGAATTCAATCGTTGAATCGTATCGGCCTTGAATGGCTTCAACAAGCTCGTCTACTTTGCCTGGCAATGCTTCATAGAATGCGCCAAGGGCTTTGTGTTCTGCATAAGACTTGGATTGCCAATGCAAAATGTGGGTGTTGGTCGCAGAGTGCAACAAGGTCAATACTAGATCGCCAATTTCATTGTCCATGTGGGACTCCCAAGTGGGTTAAAACACGCCTAGCGGCTTCCCTGCGCCATGGCTTGATGGTTATATTATCTGCCAAATCCATCCATGCGTGAAGCTGTCTTTTGTAAGCTTCCTGAAATGCTAGATTTTTGGTGTCATAGTCAACAGAGGATGAATCTAGCCATGTGTGGCAATGGTAGCACCCCCACACCGAATGGTGGTCATCGGCCTTGATTGAACGACCTTTGCCATGAATCAGCAGGTTTGAGTGACACGCTACAGTGGTAGACCCATCCCCCCCCAAACAATTTTTAGCCATCTGTAAAAGACAAGGCTCACCTTCTGCAAGTTCCAACAGCCTTTTGTCCCTGAAATATTCATGTTTGCCAAAGTCACGTTTGCGCCAGCCACTCATATGGGGGAATCCTCAAAGTTATCAGGATTGAATTTAGGCACTTTGTTGCCTTTGTCCATAGGGTTGGGGAATGGTGGGAAAGGCCAGTTCATAATTTCATTTCCACACGTTTTGTGTACTCTTCGGTTTTCCACACTTCCACCCGTAGCTTGGCAGCCTCAAGCTTCCATCTAAGTTCCTCTTCTTGAGCGATGGCCTCTTTAATCTCAAATAGTAGGGCTACATAGTCTGGATGGGCATAGGCATACATTTCTTTTGCGCCTAATGATCCCTCCTCTTCAGAAGCTAATATGGCCTTTTTTGATTTACGATACTCTTCTAATTGCACCCGAGTAGCCTTTGATTGGGCATATTTAGGTGCGTTTGTAAGAATGAAATTGATTGCTAAATGTGCGGGATTTTCCATTACATTGCCTCGTTAATTAACTTTTCTATGCCTTTGTCTATGCTGCCATCACCCATTTCAGTCAAAACTTTCTTTTGTACTGAGTTAAGTTCTATTTTGACTATGGTGTTGTAAGGCAAATATCTGGGTCTACCAGCACCCTTGCGCTTACCACCCCAATCAAGTACAGGTCTGCCCAATTTCTTAGACAGTTCCTCTTTGCGTCTGCGCTCCATGATTTCCCACGCTTCGGCCAGTGCTTCAGGTGGGATATTGCTTATTAAGCTCATGGTTCGTAGTTTTGCATGGCAATGATTTTGTTTTCGTTGATGGCTTTGCAACCTTCAATTTCTAATTCTGCAAATTGCTCTGTAGTGATAAACCCAATGACCTCTACACCCTCAAATTTAACTGAGTCAATGTTTTCGTTATAAGTTCCATCGATGTCCTCCTCATAAGACATGATGACCTGAACTATTTCGCTGCCTGGCCCTGTTGTGGCTTGGAAATTGATTGTGTTTGACATTACTTTCTCCTAAAAAATGTGTTGATGTGTAACTGTATCTTGAAATCTTGATTATTTATATAGGTGTTTACCCTTAGTCCAAATCTTCTTTTACCATGACCTCAACCATGCCAACAGTGCCATAAACCTTAGTAGCGTGTAGCGATACCACCAAGCTATCGTCCACAAACACAATGCCGTTCATGCCATCAAATATTGCTTTGCAATAATTATCAATGTCACTTTTTTTGGTAGGACGTTCCTGACCCGATAAACAAGCCTGTGTGCGTTTTTTACTGTATGAAGCTGGAACAGGCAGGGTTATGTAGATATAAGCTGCCAGAGGCGTTTCTAAGGGCTCTGAAGCACCCATTGCAAGCTTTGCTGACTCAGAAACCTTAGATTCGTAATCAACTGTAGTTTTTGGACTGTAAGTTGAGACAAATTTACCCCGTCTGGCAAACCTTGGTCTGCCTTTGGGCACTGGTGTACCCTCCACCATAAATGTGACCATAAAAGTCATGTGAGTGTCCCATCTTTAATTCGGTTCATGTAATCTCGGATTCTGTCTCTAGCACCGCTGCCATAAATGCGCTCTGCCCGTTCAAGTCGGGCACGAATGAGGTCCTTGTTCTTTCCCCACTCCCAATTGCGATATAGCTCCCTAGCTTCTGCTTGCTCTAGGATAACCCTGTCGCTCGGACCTTGAATATTACGTCTGCTGTAAGTCACCAGTAAGCTCCAAGGCCATGCGGATTATTTTGATGGGATAAGGCACACCATCACGAACCTTATCCAAGATTCTCATTGCTTCTGCGTGTGTCAAGCTTTTTTCCTTATTTCTTGCATTGCTTGTCTTATGTGGTCAGGCATAGGTGCAGCCTTTAATGCATCAGTTTTAATCTTTTCCAATGCAGGGTCAGGCAAGTTTGATGATGGCACTGTAAGTCTCACAATGTCAGCAGGATTTTGTTTTGGCACATTTGTATTTCTAACCCAATTGCGCCAAGTGGCTTCCCAATCCAACTTCACCCCCTTTTGGCCAGGTTGTGAAATCCAATAATCCTTAAACTGGTCAAAGGTTTTTACAGGACTAAGCTCTGGTCTTGTCTCTTGACAGAACTGCTCCCATTCTTTTGGAAAACTAAAATCAGAAGCGAGGCGTTTGCCGAGTATCT